TAGATTCCTAGTTATTACCTCTTGGCTCGTTCCTTAGGTTAACCTGATAGGTTATGGTGCTCTATTAGCGCACCCCTATGCTCCAATAGAGCACCCTATCTTTTCCTCAGAATTCTATGCCATCGTCGTCTATGGGCTTCAGGGCAGAACCCACATGAATTTCGACATTCAGGGTGTAGGTATTGCTGCTATGGCCGTGCTTAGTCATCCGCTTTTTCTTCTTCAAAACCCCCCTTCTAATGAGGGTCATAATACACTTTCGCACTTGCGAAATAGACATGCCAGTATCCTCCGACAGCCTCTTAGCGGACGGAAAACATTGGTGCTTATTGTCTGTATAGTTTGCCAAAATTAAAAGCGTCAGCTTCTCATAGGCCGGAAGCGGCTGTTTGACAGCCCATGTCATTGCTTGAAAAGACATATGCGTAACCCCTGTTCAAGTGGGGGCTTGCGCCTTAGAATGAATCCGAATATATTTATATCCGTTCACTCCCAAGCGCATGAGCCTACCATGCGTTTAACTTCGCCCCGACTGGTTGACCGCCAGTTGGGGCTTTTCATTTATAGCACCTATTATCGCTCTTTCAATAGAAGTTTCAACGCCTTAATCACAGAAACCGGAACCTTTGTTTCCCCGTAATACCACCGATAGACAGTCCTTACAGACACACCGAAATATTTGGCAATCTCCGCATGAGTCGGTGACACCCTTGTGGACAAATCTCTGTATTCTGTAGCATCAAACTTTTCCTTCACTTCGCTCTCCTATTAGTGACAGTATGACATATATAAGGGTGACAATCTGACATTCAAGGTGTTAGTGCAGATTTTATTTTGTCTTCGTTTTTCTTCAGCCATTTCAACGTGTTAAGGCCAGCGACCATTTTAGGATACCGTTCCTCTGCGATATTAAGCCAGACTTCTTCCCGCTGTTTCTTTTTTACCAAATGGCGCAAGTTATCTGTGTATCCACGGTAGTTAACAACCGTTATCTCATAGGCTTCTATCTGGTCATCCAAAGATATTTTAGACATTTGATCTCCCCCAAAATTCTGTTGGGCCTTTGTGCGTTGCATCAAACAAATACCAGCAACAGTTATCCTTGCCAGCCCCCTCACTGTCGGCAATCCATTTGACCCTGCCAACCGATACAATCTTGGCACAGATGTCCATGTAGGCACTGCTCTGGCGCGTGTGCATCCAGTCTGCATCAAACAGCAACCAAGTGGGGGCCAGCATGGAACACCGGTCTATGATTTGGTGCAATGGCTCACGCTCCCAAGGCGGGTTTGTTATGACATAATTAGCCCCGTTAAGGTCTGTAATGGTCAGGAATGACGCATCCAGCCTGTCAATCCAATCTACCTGTGGTTCAACATCATAAGCCCCTGTGCAGACCGCATAGCCCTGTAGGTGGCGGATTAGATCACCCGCGCCAGCACACGGCTCACAAAACCTTACGCCTTCCGGCAAGTGGGCAAGCAAGGGCTTAACCGCTGCAAGTGGGGTTGGGTAGAAGTCCAACTTCTTCCTTTCAAACTCAGAACGCTTTCCCATTTGCCACCACATTGTAAGATTTACGGGGGCCAGCCACCCAATCTCTGTCGGCATTAACAAAGCAAGGCTGGATAAAAACTTTTCTCATTTCTTTGCGCCCTTCACCAAATCGGACGCCCTTGATGTGGCCTCGGCGCAAATGCGCTCTTACAGTCCTGCCAGACCCTTCCGGTTTGTTGCCAATGTATTCTGTGACATGGCCAACCCTGATGGTCGTTGTAGTTGCATATGACTTACTGTCTTCTCGTTGCTGGTGGTTTTTGGCTTTTGGAGTGTTTTCCACTTGTTTTTTAACGGCATTTTTTGATGCCAAAACAACAAGTAACGCTGAAAAAACAAACATATAGAAATCATGGAATGCGTCTGCTAGTTCTGGATCATGCGTATTCCAAGGTTCAAAGGTCATATCGTTAAATAGGCCAACCCTCATCCCATACATTTTAATTTTATAATAATTTTTTTGCTTGTAGTTACTTAAGTCATAATAAAATACAGCGTTTTTCAAAGACCCCAAAATATCAGGGTCATCTATATCGGCAAATACAAGAAAAACTTCTTTAGGGCATTCTACTTCAAACCTACCAAATGGCGGGTTGAAAATTTTCATTTCAAGCATGGCTCTCGCAGTTTCAATTATGTCATCATATGTAAAACTGTCCCATACTTCTTTAGACAACCGAAACAGTTGAGACTTTTCATTCTTCAGGTTCTTCATTGCTCATCTCCTGTATTATGACACGGCATGGTGGCCCGTCTTTGACCCACTTCATTTCTAAATGCTGACATAGTTTGTCGTTTTCAATAACACCGCTGCTTTCCAGAATGTCACTCAGGGCTTTGATAGCATTGTCCAAATCCCTGTGCCGCTTATCCGGCTTGACCATGTGGACCGTAAGTTTGTATTCCCCCTTAATCTTCTTGGCGCGGGCTTGTGCTGCCACTTCCCATAAGGTCACCTTGCGCCACTCAGCATACTTAGGGGACCGATACATTCCCCCAGACTTACTAACGCGCCAGAGCCTATTTACGGACGGGGGGAACCCCAGTGACAGTTCCAGCGTTTTTCCGCTCATTCTCTTTGGCCCTTATCAAAAGGTTCAGAATGAGTGCCTCTGACCTATTAAGCAGTTTTGCAATCATGAACGTGTCACACCCCTTCCGAAAGCACTTCAGAACATATTCGGGCGTGGCCCACTCTTTCCTAGCCATATAAGTCTGGCCTTAGTTTCTCACGGGGTATCCCTGTATCTTCAGCAATCTTGGCAAGGTGCTTTAATGGAACGGCCTTCCAAGCAGCTACACACTGCTTAGTTACCCCCAAAGCCTTGGCGGTTTTGGTGGCGTTGCCATAAGCGGCGAAAATGTCGTAAAAGACTGGTGTGCGGTTATGTCTCATGAGGCCAATATAAATTTATTATTTTATTTGTCAAGAACCGACTTGACTATCTCAGCCGCTTAACCCATATTCAATTCACCCCAGCAAACGGGGGATTTAATAAATATGGAGATACATCATGAATATGTCCGACGACATCAACGAATTGGCGACTGCGCTTTCCAAGGCACAAGGTGAAATCCTTGACGCCGCCAAAGCAGCAGAAAACCCTTACTTCAAGTCCAAATACGCTGATCTTGCCGCTGTGCGCGGTGTTATCCGTGAGCCTATGGCAAAGCACGGGCTTTCACTGGTTCAGCTTCCCAAGACAGTTGACGGCGGTGTTGAAGTGGAAACAATGCTGCTGCACTCATCTGGGCAATACATTAAATCCAGCCTGTTCATGCCAGCGTCTAAGAATGACGCACACGGCATTGGCTCGGCTATTACCTATGCACGGCGTTATTCCATCATGAGCATCTTGTCGCTTGCCACAGAAGATGATGACGGCAATGCTGCTGTTGATTCGGTCAAGCGCACACCACCCAAGGCTGTCCCGCCAAAGACTGCTGACGCGGCGTTTGCTGTTGGGGTTGCTCTGGCTGACGGCATGAAAGCGGCCACCAAAGGCACACAGGCTTTGACAGACTGGTGGAACAGCTTGCCAGAGGACACACGTAAGTCATTCTCCCCTGAGCAACTCACCACCCTGAAGAAAAACGCCAATGCTAAGAAAGGTGAGTGACATGGAAGGAGAGCCAACCGTAGCAGACCTACGGAACCTTGCGATGATGGTCCAGCTTGTCTCGGGCTATCAACGCATTGCCCAAGCAGGGCTTGCCGCTGAATTAGGGGAAATATCCCAGAAAGCCGCTTTGGACAAAATTATGCTAATTGGGCATCAAGTTATGGATGCCATTAAACCCAATATTGATAAAATGGAAAAATATCATGGAACAACAAACTGAAGAATGGTTTAAAGCCCGCCTCGGCAAAGCCACTGCCTCACGGATTTCTGACATTATTGCTAAAACCAAAACAGGTTATAGCACTTCACGCGCCAACTATATGGCCGAATTGATTTGCGAGCGTCTGACTGGAAGTCGGGGGGACTTCTACAAGAACGCAGCAATGGAGTGGGGGACAGCCACCGAACCACAAGCTAGGTCTGCCTATGAAGCGGCAGCGGGGGTGCTTGTGACAGAGGTGGGCTTTGTCCCCCACTCAACCCTTACAATGGCTGGAGCAAGCCCTGATGGCCTTGTCGGTGATGACGGGCTGGTGGAGATCAAATGCCCCATCACAGCTACTCACATTGACACCCTGCTCGGGGCTAACGTGCCAAGCAAATACAACACCCAGATGCAATGGCAGATGGCTTGCACAGGACGGAAGTGGTGCGACTTTGTGTCGTATGACCCACGGCTTCCCGAGCATATGCAACTGTTTATGGCGCGTGTGCCACGGGACGAAGCATACATTCAGGAGATAACCAAGGAGGTCGCAACCTTCCTTGCCGAACTGGATGCTAAGATTGATGAACTTAACAAAACCTACGGAGTGAAATGATGGCTTACGAAATGAAGAACAACACAGGCTCCCTGTGGCGGAATGAAAAGAAAGAAGAAGAGAAACATGCTGACTTCAAGGGGACTGTCATGATTGACGGTGTGGAATATTGGCAGTCCGCTTGGGTCAACAGCACCAAGGAAGGGAAAAAGTATTTTGGCCAAACCTTCCAGCGCAAAGACGCGCCAAGGGAACTGCCTAAGCAAGCCCCTGCCCGTGACGTGCCTGATGATTCGGACATTCCTTTCTGAGGTGTGACATGACAGACCAAGACCTTATGATTTCTGAGAAGTTTCGCATCGTCGCCAAAAGATGGGTTGATGCGGACTCTGCGGCAAACATGCTGGAAGAAACCAAAACGTCTGTCCTTGCCAAACGCATGGCTGACTTAGGTGACATGCCTGTGAGCCGTGCAGAAATGACGGTCAAGGCATCTGACGAATGGCATGAGTATATTAGGACAATGGTAGATGCGCGGACCACTGCTGCGCGTCTAAAGGTGCAGATGGAATTTATCCGTATGCAATTCCATGAATGGCAATCCCATGAAGCAACCAGACGAGCCGAGATGAAACTCTGATGATTGAAGATGTCGGAACCACCAAACGCGGGAACTTGTCTGCCAAGCGCAAGCTGGGCATATGGGAGCGTGAGAAAGGTAAGTGCATGGAGTGTGGCATCAAGCTGACTACAGGCAAGTTTATCTTTGAACATGTCCGCGCTTTAGAAATGGGTGGTTCCGACACCGACGATAATATCAGGCTCACCTGTAAGGGCTGTGCCACAGAGAAGACCAAACAGGACCATTCAATGGCTGCCAAAGCTAAACGCCGGAAGCAAGCCCACCTTGGCCTGAAGCAGTCTAAAACCCCGCTGCCAGCAGGACGTTTCTCCAAGTGGAAAAAGCGTCTTGACGGCACGGTGGTCAGGAGAGATGGCAGTGAGTGAAAACTATGATGCGTTTGTTGACCGTTTGAAGTCATCACGCGCTGCCGTCTTTCGGGTCGCTGAATGGGTTCATAGGGGTGACATGTATAGTGATGGCAGATCAGTTTACATCCCTGCCATACGGATATGCCCCCCTGACGGAGACCCCGCAGATTACTTTGATAATGGTGATCTGTTTGTAAATGACGGAGAAAAAGGGAGGTTAAAACTTGAAGTAAAACATAGACAGAAATTGAACTTCACCAACCGATTTGATTACCCCTTCAAAGATGTTTTTGTGTCGAACATAAATACTGTTGACCGAAACTGGGGGACGGTCGAAGCATACATAGTGGTTAATAGCGAAATGACACATGCAATCATCATTCCCAGCCACACCAAAGACAAGTGGTTTGTTAGGGAAGTGCTTGCATCCAATACGCAAAAGCTGGAAAGGTATTATGTATGTCCACTTAATATTGTATCGTTTAGACAAATATCGGAGTAAAACATGCGCTTTCTGCTGACGATGAACATGCCAAGCGCACAAGGGTTCTTGGTCCATCAATTAACCATAGAACATCATTCTAATTCATGTGAGGAGTTTTGTGATGAACTGCAAGGCAATGAGTTTATAATGGGTCGTCTGCTATACAGGCAGAAGGGAATGACTGGAGAGACCCTCTGGAGCGACAGAGGTGATGTAATACTGAATACGAGCCATATTGGCAAAGCCCAAGAATTTTTGGATATAGAAAAGGATGACTACGATGAATCATATAGAACTGTTGAACAACGCCGTGGGTATGTTGAAAGAAAAGGGCCAGTCATACGGTCCGGTAGATGATTGCTTTGAACGAATCAGCATCATCACATCAACAATCTTAGGTAAGCATATCTCCACCTACGACTGTGCCATTATGCTACATGCGGTCAAATTGGCACGGATGCAGACTGAGCGGACCAAGAGCGACAATTACATTGACGGCATTAACTATCTTGCTTTTGCTGGCCAATTTGCCGGACGGCGTGACAGCGTTGATGTTGCTATGGAAGATGACATTCGGGCCATGGCGCGTAATCTAGCCCCGTCTAACCCGCCAATGCCACCAGCCACCCCTGTCAATCTGACAGAGAATAAATAACAAACAGCCCGTGTCTGGATGGTCTAGGCACGGGCATCCCAACCGAATAGGTGAAACATGGCTATTAAAAAACATTCAGACGGCGGAAGTATTGGGTTTCATGAGTGGAACCTTGATGCAATGATAGACATGGAAAAAGTTCTTAAAAAATTCTTTGTCCAAGCCTGCAAAATTGCCAGCAAAGAACCAATCTATGCGTCAGTAAGTTTTGACTATGATAAAAAAACAAAACCAAAAGACATAACCAAAATATATGTATCACTCCCCTTGGGTGAGTATCAAATGGATGGTTTAGATTATCACTTCACTTATGAAGAAGTTGTCCAAGACTTCATAGAAAACAATTATTTCCGCTCTGGAACTGATGATACTGAAATTAAACACGCAAAAGCACTTGCCGCAAGGTTGCGCAAACTTGCCGACGACTTGGACAAGGCGGTAGATGAGGAAAACAAATGACGCGGGATATTGTCATTGATAATGCCGTAAAGTGGATGCAACTGATGAAAGACAGTCTGAGCATCGCTGATATGGGGATAGAACTGGATCAGGAAAGCACGGACATTCTGTCTGGCGCGTTACAATTAGCGCGGGAAGTCACCAAGGAAAGCCTAACAATATATGTGGCTGAAAGAATGGCTGAACAGCAACAGCATGAGCAAGTGCTTGAAACAATAGAAGAATTGCTACAGGAGAATATCAAAGATGCCAAAAATAACGGAGCTTTGGGCCAGTGAAGCTGAACAGCTAATCATTGACCTCTGGGATAAAAATTACAGTGGCTATCAGATTGCAGTTGCATTAAAAACAACCCGCAGTGCCATATTGGGGAAAATCTCCCGTATGCGCCGCAGAGGCATTACCTTCAAACGTGCATACGACCCCACAAGGGCCAAGAAAAACACTAACACGTTACCATCAACTAAACTGCCTCCGATTAAAGTCAACAATCAGGTGCTGAAGATGGTTAAACCCGAGCCGCCGCCCAAGCCCGTTGTGGTTATAGAAGAACCTGTGCCAAAATACACGGGCAAACCCATATCGGTAATGGAGTTAACCTTGAACACATGCAAATATTCAGTCAGCGGGGTTTACCCAAAGGACTTTTTGTTCTGCGGGGGTCCTGTGCATAAACGGTCGTTCTGCAAAGAGCATTACGGCCTTTGCTATACGCCGCATAAGAGAGACCTTAAAACTATACAATCGACCAAGTTGTTCCAGCGGGGACCGTGACTACCACGCCCGTATTAATTGTCACAGGGCCGAACGTGCCATAATTCTGTGTGGCGGTCATGGTGTAGTTAGCTGTAACCGACTGGTCGTTGGGGTAGAACACTTTGTTGTTGCTATTGCCGCCAGTAGGAACATTGCCACCACCAGATGACACAAAATAAATGTTTGTCCCATCTGATGTAATGCTGACAACAGAATACCTTGGGATAATAACTGATATTCCGCCGCCGCCAGAAGCAAACGTGACATCCCAAGGGCCACCCGTGTTGTCTGAGGTTGTATTTAAAATAACCCACTGCCCACCAATCCCTGATGGAATGGTGTATGTCACACCAGCAGAAATTGCCCCCGTTATCTTAATGAATAAGGGGATGTAACTGTAAGTATCAGAAACACCGGAAGTCAGGGTCTGAGACCCTGCTGTGGCGTTGAAACTTATGTTCGCACCAAACGCTGCGTCAATGTAATTGAAGTCAGAGTTTACTGGCACGTTCCAATAGTCAACGTAATCGCCATTGCCCGGTTTTTCTATGTTTTTGTTGGTGGTAAACGTGGAAACCATGACAAACCTCAGATGTGTTGGTTGGCAATTTCAAGGGCTTTGGCAACAGCCGTATCAGTGGATTGTAACAGAGGCTTGGTGTTCTGGACATCTTTCTTTCCAGCGCGTTCCATTGCTGCCATTAGCTGACCAGATGTTGTGACACGCCCACCTGTGGCGCGGGCTTGTGGAAGGCCGTAGTTTGGCTCTCGGTCGGGCGGCAAAATTCCGGGGATGTTTTGAATAACTGGTGTCATTTCTCCACGTCCAACTGGAATTGGAGACCCAGCAGTTTCAGGCTGAACGCCCCGTGGTGCGCCCGCACGTTGCGCTCGGCTACCTAATACTGAACCAACCCCAGAACCTACTTCACCTATACCCTTACCAGCCAGACCATACAGAACAGCCTCGGTCCCATGAGGGAGACCAAAAGCCGCGCCAGCAAGTGGCAAGGCATACTTTTTAACGGCTTCGGCAATTAAGGATTGTTTTTGGTCGTCAGCAATCGGACGCTTGCTAATAATATCAATCGCTTGGCCCAGCTTCTGGGTATCCAAAACCTTCTGCTTTGCAGCGGCGGTTTTGGCACTATCGTCGGCATGAGCAACAAGCGTATTTAATTTACCCTCGCTGGCCCCGAAAGCCTTTAGGGTGACAGGCAACGCTGTTGGCGCGGTATACTTTTGAATTTGCGCTGGAAGGTTTGCAATCTCATTATTCTTAGCTGTCATCATGTTATTGATAATCAGAGCATTGAACCCTTCCATTTCCGGGGTCCCAGACCCGATGGTGCGCTCCAATTTAGCATACAACGCAGGACCCAACCGTGGGTTGATAATGTTGGCGTTGATAAGTGCTTGCGCTGCCTGAGCCTTTTCTGGTGTCAGATCAGTGGTAACAAAACCTCTGTCGTCTGACATGGATTTTTTTATGCGGTTCCAAAGTGAAGACTCCGCACCTTTTCCGGGTCCAAAGTCTTTGGCATACTTTGACCACCCAGAATCTGAGCGAAACAGTTCGACAGCCGCAGGCAATTTATCTCCAGTAAACAAGCCATCAATAACGGCTTGGTTGACAGAGTTTTTGTAACCATCAATTACGGCTTGAAGGGCTTTTCGGTCCTGACCCTTTGCCCCTTCATAAAGAATACCAAGCTCACGCTTAATTTGCATGGCTTCTTCAAGAGTTTGGCCAACAGCCTTGTCCCCTGCCAATTCTAATTGAACGCCAAGCATTTTAATGGCTTCGTTGGCCTTCGGATAGTTTTGAGGCAAGGACTGAAAGTTTGGGTTAACCTTTGCGTCAATCAGGCTTTTCTGAACAATCGGAAAGACATACTCATGAGGAGCCTGCCCGCCAAAATCAATAACTCCCGGAATATTCTTAAAGGCTTCGTATGGTTCTTGAGCCTTCTCAAAAGCCTTGCGGGTTGCTGACTGAAGAGCTTCCGCGCCAGCAAAGTCACTGACATCGGGGGTTTTCATCCCTTCAACCTTCTGGGACAAAATATTACGGGCTTCTTCTGCCATTACGTCAGCAGTTTCCCGTGGCGCACCTTTTTCAGCCCGAACGCCGGTAATCATTTCCTTAGATGGCGTGACACCTTGAGATGTCAAGACTTCTGTTTTTGCCGCATCTGCTGGTGACACAGCCCGACCAATGATGCGTTCGGCGATAGGCGCAAGAATACCACCTCCTACAGCACCAATGCCAACATCCTTTGCAAACTCTCCCGGTGTAAGTTTATCCGACCATGCCTTTTCGCCCAAGCTGGAACCAGCAGCAAGCCCAGCTCCAATAGTTGATCCACTTGCAATAGCCTTACCAGTTGCACCAGCCCCAATAGCCTCAGCCCCACGGGCAGCAAGCCTTCCAGCCGCTCCAACCGGGCCTAATGGCACAAACATGCCGCCGACAAGCCCAGCCGTAGACCCAGCCAAAGACGATTTAGGATTTTGACGCTGAAGGGCTTCAACGTAAGCGCGTTGTTCGTTCAACGCATCTTCCCATGATTGGCCCTTCTTCTGGCTAATTTTAGCAGATGCCCATGTTGGGAGGCTAAATGCCCCCATCTCGCCAGCACTGTACAACGCCGTTTTGAGCTCATCAGGAATGGCCCCGCGCTCTTTAGCAACACGGGCTTCATCAGTTAAAGCCTGCGCTTCACCGGGCTGCCGAAACTCTTGGGTCGCCCAAGGAGCATCAGGAAGACTATCTGATTTGGAAGCCCACGGAGCGTCTGGAAGGTTTTCGGCCATCATTATCTCCCTTTAGGAACCCAAGTTGTGCCATTCCAAACGCCAAACCCCTGTTTGAATTGACGTTCCTCACCAATAAATGTCCCCGGAGGAGTAGCAGGAGTGGAAGGTGCGGCAGTTGGTGCAGCAGTAGGTGCTTGAGTCCCTGCTGCGTGAAGTTTGGCTGTAAACACTTCCCCCGTCTCTGGATCAGCCGTAGTTTTTTGCAAGCTGCGAATTTGATCTGGACGGACATTTGGACTTGCAGGGATGCTGCTAAATGCTTCCCGCTTATGCTGGTTCAATAATTTTTCAGATGACCATTTATGCTCATGCAAAGCTGGTTCCGTTGATCCAAATGGGGTTTCAAGCCATGCTTTGTCTTTAGCTTGGCTATGTTTAATTTCACCCATTTTAGTGCCGATAAGAGCGTAGAAACCGTCCGCATCAGTCGTTGGAGAAGGAACTGTAGCAGCTTCATACTTAGCACCGGAGGCGGGGGCGCGGATGATTTTATCAGCAAGCAACTGGTTCAGCATTTGAGCTGTTGAAATCTTCATAATTTCATCGTAAGCACCCGGATTTCCAAGATACTTTTCCCAATCCCCCGGAATGTATTTTTCCATACCAAACCGCTTCAATACACTAACAGCGTCAGCAGCGGCCTCTGCTCCACGCCCGGTCGGCTGCACAGTGGCAATTTCAGCCATACGCTTCAAATTAGGGACAGCCGTGGCATAAGTTGCAGAACGCGTCTGCAAATCTTTGTGATACTCATCAATCCGCGTGGAACGCCCTTTGGCAAGGTCTTTATTCTGTTCAAACTGCAATTCCAAGGTCTTGTTGATTTTGTCATCAAGCATTTTCTGCTCAGCAGAAGCAAGCTGGCGCAACTGAATGCCCTTAGCCTTGATGTCAGGATTTGGGTTATCCGCCATTGCATTGGCAGTTTCCATAATCTTTTTAATCTGACTCTGAGTTTCAGCAGCATCGGCAGGGCCACCGGGAATCTTGCCACTGATGACCATTTCACGCAGTTGGCCCGGGTTAGCCGTGTAAATATTCTCTGCTGGATTGCCCGCGTTAGGGGCTGGTGTATTGTTAGGGCTTGTAACCGTTGCGGGCGCAGTTTTTTCAGCAGCCTCCTGAGCCTTGCTAGGTACATTCTGTGTCACAGATTGTTTTTCACCCGGAGCCGAAGGACCGGATGGCGGCATAACCCCGTAAACTTCAGGCTTGGTAATCCCCGCCTTTTTCATGCTGTCATACATATACCTCTGGAAATCGCCGCCAAAATACATTTGGCCAGTCATTTTATTCAGTTGAACAGTCTGCTTAGGGTTGTTGGGGTCAACAGTCTGCACAAAGTTCTCTTTAGCAAAGTCAATGAATTGCTTGGCGCGTTCCATTTCTTGTTTCTGCTGCGCCTGATAGCCAGACACGCCACCAACAAGACCTTCACCAACCGCGCCAAGAAGTGTCGGGCGACTTGATGCCAACATGCTACCAAGGCCAGCCAAGGCAGGAATCCAAAAGTTTTCAGAGGATGGGATAAAGTCTGGTGTTCCAGCCCTGAATACGTCACCAAGCGTAGATGCCCGACCGATAGGAGCCTCGTCAGAAACAACACCGGGCTTGCGCTCACCACCGCCGCCACCTTCTCCGCCCATTTTAGCTTTAAACTGAGCAACGGTAATTGGGCTACCGTCCTTGTTTTGCAAAAGAGAACGGTTGATGGGGTTAGCCAAAGCGGCAGCAAGGTTTTTCTCGGGCCAGCCGGACTGGATCAAAACGTCCGGCGACAGAACCGTGTCATCAGGCAGCTTTAGGATATTTGGAGCTGCTGCGGGAATGAAGTTCATTGCCCGCATAGTTTGGTGATTTACAGGTAAACCCTCCGCTTCCAACCGACGAGCGTTTGGCACAGCATATTGCATTGCAACATCCCGTTGAACTGTCGCAGGGGCATCGGCAGCCCGTGTCCAACCTTTGCCGCGCCAATCAATACCAGCTTTGTCCGCATTAGTTTGCCATGTAGAGTCCAACATCCCATGCAAACCGCTGGCAGTGCTGTTGATGGCGTTGGCCCCTTTTAAAGAAGCATCAGGTACGCCGCCGCTTTCGCCTTTTTCCACCTTGCCCATAAGTATACGGATGGCATCATCAGTGGCGCGTGGTCTTTCGCTGACAGGAGTTACAATAGACTCATCTGGCTTATACGCTGCTTCAACTGCATTTTCAGATGGCATATCAGCGCGTGGATCATACTCTGGCTGGTCACTGGTAGGATCAACAACCGTGCCATCCGTCTGATAGCCGTGCCGTGGCACAACGCCGCCCATCGCCTTATGTGGCGCGGAATCTTCAGTTGCTTTGCTGTAATCTACAGTCAGATACCCATGGTCCTTGCCAACAGCCTCCGGCTTGTGGTGAAGAACTTCCTGAGCCAATAGGCCCATCTGTGTCCGCCCATCACCCATGTCATATGAATAGATGTTCTGGCCGTCAAAAGTTTTGCCTACAGAGCGGATGTTGTCTTTTAAACGCGCGTCAGACATAGAAAAAATGGAAGCCGCTGCTGTGCCTAAATCAAATAAGGTTTTGGCCGTTCCAGCTACTTTGGCAATGTCCCCAAGTGTGCTTGACCCGCCGCCGCCACCGCCGCCGCCCTGTCCGGTGCTCTTTTTAAACTGCCCCGCAGCCTGATCTGCTTCTTCTTCACCTTCTTTAAGAACGCTGCTGGGGATATATGACATATCGCCCGACAATTCATACGGATTAACGCCTCCACCAGCGCGGTGATGCCGGAATGGAATTACGCCGCCTCTTGCTGCTGCAAAAGAAAAGTCATCAGCACCAAAAGATGGAATATCAGCGGAAGCAAGCTGCGTTCCGCTGCCAAGATCACCAGCGTCACTAACGCGTGTTGGGCCTTTAAAGGCAGTTGGGTCAGGCTTTGCATTCGCAACAGGAGTAGCTTTGCCCGTATCAGCAGGATTGACATCTTTTCCGGCAGCCGCAGGGGCTGTGCCGGGCTTATCCTTGCCAAGACCAGAAACCCAGTTCTTAAAGTCAACAGCAGCTTTACCAGTGCTGGCAATGTTGGAGCCAACAGACGCAGCCTGTGACAAGCCGCTAGCCTGACGGGCAGGAGGAGAGCCAGCGGTAACAAGTTTTGGCACGGGCAAGGACGCCTGTGGCACAACGCCCTGCATTTTACCGCCCGGAGTTCCAACGCCTGAACCGCCGTAGACGCCGCTGCCTTGACCACCAAAAGGACCAAACCCAGCTTGCTGGGCCTGTAGGATGGCTTTCATATCATCGCCATCAACGAGACCGCCTCCAGCATAAGCATCAGGATGCCAAACACCGCCACCCATTGAATTAGGAATGACACCTCCGGCGGCACGTTCGGGACGCTCAGAATCTTCAGTAGCCTTGTCATAATCAACCGTCTTATATCCACCCATAACGCCGACAGCTTCAGGATGATGCTTTTCAACGTCCTGTGCCATCAGACCGATCTGGGTCTTGTTATCACCTTTGTATTTAAACGAATAGATTGGCTGACCATCATGGGTCTCACCAATCTCTTTAACGTCATGTTTCAAGCGGCGATCAGAGAAGAACCCTGTTGGCTGTTGGTTTGTTGTGGTCGAACCAGACAACGCGCCAGTACCCATAGCAATGTTCGCCAAGAACTGAGCCTGCTGGTATGGGAAGCCCTGCTGCTGCAAGAACTGCTGATAACGCGCCGTAAGATCAGCTTGCTGCGTCTGCTGCTCTGCCGTGCCAGCCGCCAACTGCTGCTGCGCTCCCTGCAATGCTGCGCCCTGTGCGCCAGTGCCGAGACCAGCCATCTGCTGACCAGCCGCCAACTTGCGTTGCAAATCGGACGATATGACACCCTGCTGGCCCACTGCCGTTTGGACACCAGTCTGGTAAGCCTGAGAATAAAGCGGGTTAATAGCTTGCGACATGCCAAGGGTTTGCTGACGCGCCAAGTTTGCACGTTCCAAACCAGAGCGGTCGCCGCCAAATGCGCCAGATTTAATCTGCTGTGCCTGCTGGGCAGCCCTTTGTTGTCCCTGATCCTGCTGCAAAGCCTGACGGGTTGGATCAACTACGGACTGGACATAGGGGTCTTGATAGTAGCCAATCTGGCCTTGTGTCAAAGGGCCAACAGACTGTGAGCCTTGTGCAGTAAGATTTGCGCCATACTGGTAGAAAGGTTGTGCCAAACCAGCGGCAGCATTTGTGCCAGCAACCCCAGCTTGTTGCGTTGGCGTCATGCCAGCAACGAATTGACCTGTATATGGCTGGAACGAACCACTTGCGGCTTTTTCTGCTCTTGCATTAACAGCATTATACCGCGCCAGAACTTCTGGTGGGATGGTCACTGTACTTGTGGATGTCCCGCCTTTGCCGCCGCCCATTCGCTTACTCCGCTGCTTCCGCTTTCCAGCCACCCGTGCGGGCATTATACAAGAAAAATGCGCCGCTGGGTGTCCCGAACTGACGTTCGTATAGTCTAACTTTACCTTCCGTCCTCTGGTTTGACAAAATGCCAATCAGAAGTGGAAGATTCAGAGAGGTGGCGACCTTCTTTGCAAATTCACACAAACACCTAGCACGGCCCCCTTTTGCACTGCGGTATTTAGGGTCAATAAAGACGGCCTTCTCCTCTAGTATCTGTTCGTCACTATACCACATGGTGACAACTCTTAAAAGGATTGCCCCTTCAGGTTTCTCACCAGCATTACCAATAACACCAATTACGCCATCTTCCAAGTTAAGAGCAGGCCAAATCTCATTTAGCAGCCGCTCCGGGTTCGGTGACACAAACCCATTCTCCTCACATGCGTTTAATGCCAATTCCATAACGTCATGGACATCATCAGGTGTTCCAACTCTCACGTTTGTTTGTTCAGACATAGCACCCCCCGTGCTGTTAATCTTTCTTTGGTCCCGGAAGTTTTTGTAGTGTTTTTACGGTCTTGGCGCGGGATGCCTTAACAAAAGCATCTAGCTCCCTGTGGCCCCTGTCCATGTCTCCGCCACCAATGTTAATAATCGCATCAGGATGGATGACATACTCACCACCCGCTGCGACGATTGGCACAGGCTCACCAGCCGTTGCTGCGCCACCTTCAGCCTTACCCTTTGGCGCACCACCCTTGTGACCAAATGTCATGTTAAATCGCTTAAACCCTGCCATCGTATTGCCTTCACCGTAGCCGGAGACAACATCAGCAGGGATGACATACGAGCCAGCCGGGACGTGCATTGGCAAATGATCCGTCCGACCAGCAACAGGGCTATGGATTGGCCCTGTGTGCAGCTTCACCTTAGGCAGCTTGCCGGGGGCTTTGCTGTAGGGAATGTTTCTTTCTGGCTGGCCATAAGGCGCAACTTCGCCAGACTTGGAATATGGCATATTGCCAGATGGCTGGCCGTAAGGTGTGCCGCCCGCTGCCATTCCTTCATCTTTTCCACCAAAAACATCAGAGAAATCACCACGGAAAAACTTTTGAAGCCCACCCGTTGCTGGCGGCAAATCTGTGTAACCGAGATAACCGCCATTAGGTTGCGGACCTTCTGTCATGCCTTTAGGCAGCGATCTACCCATCCCCAAGAGTGGGCCTTCACCTTTGTCAAGGTAATAGTAACGCTGCATTGGGGTCTCTGAGGCCGCCGGAAGACCTTTTCCGCTTCCACCAGTGATAGACTTGGCTAAATTAACTGTTGGTGCGTATTTAGCTGCCTGACCGCCCGGGAACTCATTCCCCCCGCCTACCGATGACACCGCTGGGTTATACTGGGTTCTTCCAGACATATTAGGAAACTCATTCCCGCCGCCCACAGATGAATCCACGCTTGTAATGGGAGTCGGGGGAACCATTGGCTTAGAAGTGCCATACTCATTGCCGCCGCCTACAGTAGAATATTGTTTGCCGGCCATCTGGCCTTGCATTTGTGCTTGCTGTTTTGCAGCGTCAGCCTTTTTTTCAAGGCGAACTGCACCGCGCCCTCTGGGTGCTGTAAAGGAACTTCCGATACTTGAAAGAATTTCACTGACTTGGGGAGAAATCCAACTGCCCGTGTCATTCTTGGCGCGTTCTGCAATATACGCCTCATACTCAGCATCTGTATTGAAGTCACGGCGGTATTTACGGCCAGCGGGACCGCCGCCTGCTTTGTGAGAGCGACGAGCTTCACTAAGGGCAATGGCAATCGCTTGCTTCTGAGGATATTTTTCCCTAGACAGCATGGAGATGTTTTTGCTAACAGCCTTCTTTGAAGAACCTTTAATCAGCGGCATGGCATCCTCATTAGTTTGGTGTGTAGCCAACGCAGAAATTCATCCCTGCATCAGTTTTAAGAACCAGCCCATTCTTGTAGGGCAACCGAACGTCTTGATACGGTGTAAATGACGCAGCATTGGATGGCAGAGACGCATAAATTAGATTTGTCGCAGCTATGCCACCGGTTGTCGCAGAGTCATATATATACACCTGAGCAGACCCCGCATGGACAGGAATAGACACGCTGAACACTTTGCCCGTTCCTGCCACAACCAGCGTTGTGGTAGACGCTGCTATGGTTGCACTGACTGTAGACGGATATGTGTTGGCAGAATTTCCGGAAATGATAACAAGATTGTCGGAAATAGTCTGCAACAGGCCACGCAAGCCGTTAATGGCAACGACACCATTTTTCTGGGTGGTCAATAAATCATCAAGCGACGCCATATTTGACTCCGTTCAAAACCTGTAGTATGTTGTGGGCATGAGAGAGATAGCCATCAACACGCTTCATGATAAATTGTCTTATAACCCGGAAACGGGCAATTTGACATGGCGAAATACTACTAGGTGGACAAAAAAAGGCGAAGTGGCTGGAACAAATTGTCTTGGCTACATAAAAATAAGCATAGACAAAATTATAATTCCTGCCCACAGGATTATTTGGGCTATGGTCTATAACTCTTGGCCTTTTGGAGAAATTGACCATATTGACGGAAACCGTTCCAACAATAGAATTTCCAACTTGAGAGAAGTTACACATCAACAAAATTGCATGAACCGCCCCAAACAAAAAAATAACAAATCTGGGTATAAGGGCGTTTCTTGGCATTCTGAAGGCAAAAAATGGCAAGCGCACATATCCATTGCTGGAAAAAACATTTATTTGGGTTTGCATGAAACCGCAAAAGACGCACATGATGCGTACGAAGCCGCTGCTGACAAGGCTTATGGCATTTTTGCAAACCATGGTTAGTATCGCCCGTCAGGTTGCATCCGATACCGGATATTTCCAAGCCGCCACCAAGAGTCAATGTCATTGCTTTCAATCTTGATCGCAACCAATCTACCACGGAAACGCGGCGTAATATAGGTAGTGGCCTCTGTCAAAGTGAAAGGACCATAACTAATAGGCGTTTGACCCGGATAATCTGTCACATAAAATGTCAACAATACGTTGGCACTTTGCGCCCCGCCATAATATCCCCACTTCATGTCCGGCCACACTTGGTCAATGAACATCTTTTCATTGGCTTCAGTGATGACAAAATAGCCGGTTTGGAAATAAGATGTCATTGGCTGACCATCAGCATTTGGACTGGTTTCATGCTGATAAATGTATGTGGTTGTGGGATCAGCCCCAATAGGTGGACCAAGCACTGATTCGTTAATCCACGCTGTGCGACCCAACGTGCCATAATCCCACTGGTTCAAAACAAAGTTGTATTTGACGTAATGGCTGACTTCGCCGTTATTGCCTGTTGTTGGGTAATACCAAGTGATTTCACCAAACCGGGAATTAGGAGCAACCCTGATTTTATTAAGCTGGGTGGTGTCCAAATCTTGAAAGGCTACATCCCACACAGGGCAAGCAATAGGTTCAACCCCGTTCCCGCCAAGGCGGTAGAATTGACTTGGCCCCATCCAATAAACAATGCCATTTACCGAGCCAGCCGCCCTGCGCCCGATAAGACCACACCCATTGCCCAATTCATTGAACTGGTAGACGTAAGGAGGCCCAGCATACTGCATCGCCCATACACCCAGATCAGTCCAAACAAGCCCTTGTTGCGGACCTTGGATGCACTGCACAATTCTGGAGCCTTTAGGAATACGGTAGCTGCCAGCCTGATTGACTAACGTGGGTGTCCAGTCGTTGTAATTATTAACATCGCACCAACGGATAAACAGAGGGTCAGAAATCCCAGTGCTGGTTGATCCCCATGTGACGATTTGCCGTTGTGGCATTGCAACAAAGCAACCCGCATTTACGGTCGGTGCTTCCGGGATGACGTTAGCTATTACATCGCCGGATTCTGGGTTCCAGACATAGATTGGCCCATTCAAAGGATTGGCAACAAGAACCTGACCCCAGTTATCCAAGCACCAGTCTTCTGCATTGATGGGGACACCTGTAATGCTGGTATTTGGGCCGTCTGCACCTGTGCCATAACCGCCCGTGCCATACCCACCTTCACCATACCCACCGGCAGAATAAGTTGATCCAATGCCACGGTAGAAAACATAATGAAGTTGGCCACCGTTTTCAGACCCCGTTGCCGTGGAGGTAGCTATGGTTTTCCCTTGGATATAAAACGTATTCGTTGTCGGGGCAGGGGATTGGACAACGGTGTAGTTACCGTAAATTGTCACGCCGCCCACTGTTGTTGCGACCAATACCGGGAAAGTGTCACCCGCATAATAACCATGATTGTTAAGCGTGACACTGATTGCGCTGGTATTAACGGCGGTTGTAAAAGATGGGACCGCACCACCATTGGCAACTGCTGATGTTGCATTGTTAGCCGCGCCAGTAACATCATACGCGTAGACATAAAAGTCGTTTGCCGTGTTTTCAAAGCACTGATACAGGCCAAATAGGACAATGCCGCCAACGCTGACTTGCGTTTGAATATCAAAAGCATCTACGTCCTGAGCATTGCTGCCTGTAACGGTAATTTTGACCTTGTTTGACCCGGATACCGTTGTGAAGCTAACAGCGACATTCCCAGTAAGGGTCTGGGGCGTTATGTCATTCACGCCACCATTGTTAGCAACCAACAAAGACCCACCGCCGCCAGTGATTGTCCCACCTGATACAAAAGCGGTAGTTGTTGCACTTGCGAAGGACACAGATGAATTAGTGCTGGTTGTAACAGCATACGTCCCGTTGTAGGCACTTGGGTTCATGCCTGCCACGGTAATGTAAAAACCCGCCCTGAAAACAAATGGGCCTGTGTATGTCAGGGTTACAGTTGTGCCAGTCCCAGACGCGCCAGTAACCGTAATAGGGCCTTTGCCTTCTGCCCCAATGCCTAAATAAGAATTAGCATTGGTATCTTCCCATGCCCACAAGTTGCGAACAATAGAACCAGCTTGTGTTGGAATATACTTAGACCAACCACCCAATTTCTGAACAAGCCCACCCAATGTCCGGTCAGGGAAAAATCTGACCAACTGGCTTTCAGAAATGGCTGCTTCATTAAGAGCAGGGGTCTTGGTTTGATCAACACCCGGCTGAAGTTTAAGGGCTGCGTGAGGCATGGCTTACCTCGTTGGTGTGGCTGTAGAAGACGCACCCTGCGAAGACCAAGCCGCAGCTTCAAACTTCTTGCGGTTTTCTTCGCCCATCGCACTAGCCTTCAGGGCCTGATACTGGCTTTCGTAGCTGACTGCCATCTGAGGGTCGTCGTTGGCGCGTCCAAAGTTACGCTGGTAAGCTGACACATAGATCATTGATGCCATAATAAACAAATCAGGCAGATAAAGGCTGATGAATGTGGTTGTATTAGTTGCTGACAAACTGTCAGGGCGATACGTCCCAATGATTTCGCAAGTGTAGGCACTGTCAGGATACGGACCAACCAAGAAGGTGTAATCATCAAACGGCACAAAATACTTGGGCTGCCCACGGTTAGCTGCAAGCCCAGAGCCATAAACCTGATCCAAGAATTCTTTTGTGGTTGGCAACAGTGGAACGCGGGTTCCCTCATCAGGGTTTGTCGTCCCCGCAGGAGTAATCAGGTTAATTTGCTCAGGGACCACAAACGTGCCAGTGGGAACTGAAATAGTCCGGTTTCCCGCCGTCAAACCATACGCTGTTGACGCAACAGATGTAAACAGAAAGTCCAATTCACGGTAAATGCGGTTTTCCGCATAGGTGATCATCTGTGGCAGAATAATGACAAATGCAGGATCAGTCTGTTCTACAACAGCCATAGTCGCTATCTGCGTGACATAGCTGGTTGTGCCAGTTACCGTGCCATCGTAACTTAATCCAGTTGTCATGCCACAGTTCCTTTACGCCAGCATGGAACTTGCAGTTTTTTCAACTTCTGCAACCCTACGGCCCCAACCTTTGCCGAATGTATCCCAAGTTGGCAGTCCTTGCAAGAAAGCTAGGCGTAATTCGCATATATCAAGAGCCAAATCATGCGGATTGCACTCAGAAACGGCCTTCATAGTTGCAGGGCCAATAGCCCCGTCATCAGCAACGCCAGCGGCTTTTTGCAGCATTTTGGCAGCGCGGCGTGTTCCACTGTTTACTGCCAAATCAAATACAGCGTAATCAACCCCATCAGGAAGATCGTCGCAGTGGCAAACATCCCAGTAGTTTTTCTTATACAGCGGGGCAACCATGTCGGGCGTTAACCCGCGCATTGTTGTTTCGTCCACAGGATGACCGACATATTCTTCCCACACGCGCTTTGTTACGCCGAGGTTGGTCATGCCGCCCGGGTCTTTTGGATTGTTAACGTAGCCACCTTCATGCTTCAGGAGCATAACAAAGCACTGTTCAAAATTGTCTTTCACTTTTTCTCTCCTGCCACCAGTGCATCAGTTTTTGCTTTGCTGCCAGCCGACGAGCCAAAATAGAACTGGACAATACCTGTCCAAGCCGTCCCTAACGCGCCAAGCATGTAAATCAATGTCTCAGACCCCGTAGGGGGAACGCCCTTTGTCAGCAACCAAGTTAAAATGCCAAAGAACCCAAACGTGACCATGACAGCCATGGCGCGTGGTATCCAGTCATTAGTCTGCATCTGCATGTTACGGGCAGAATCTCGGTCCCCCGCTGCAATCCTTTCAAGGTCAATGTCCAATTCCTTCATTTGAACCTTGAAGTCGGCGTCTATCTTCTTGACCGCTGCCAACTGTTCTGGCGTTGCGTTCATTAAGGCCGTTTGAACATCGTCCGATGAAGCGTCCTGAGACAGTCCCAATGCGCCTGCCAATGCCTTGACCGCCATCCCTGCGACTGGTCCACCAATAGCTGTTGCTATGGTTGGTGCTATTTGACCCAAAAGGCCACCGATTGTTTTCATGTCCATTCATTTCGTCCCCATCAGTATAATGCCCACGCAGAAAATTACAGCTACACCGAACATAACAATCAGAGTGACAACAGTTGCTTCCCGAATTTCTTCTAGTTTAGCAGCCCTGTCCTTCTCATCCTGCCACCGCTGGCGTTCAATCTCCTTGCGGATGTTAATCACCTCACGCTGCACCTGATCCCATGCCGCCAATCCATATGTTCCAACAAACAGGTTCCTTGCTTTAAGCGTTAGGTCAAGGGCTTCAGCTTTGGCGGTATACCGTTCGATGGCGATTTGCTCTGCGCTTTTGTCATTGAAAAAGGTCTTCTTGGGAGGCTCTGCGGCTAGCTGGGTTAATTTGGCTAGGCTACCCCACAGGTCAGACAAATCCGCAGCCATGTGCTGGATTTCTTTACCCGCAGCAATTCCAGTCTTAATAGCCGCATAAGCTGTTTGTGCGACTGCAAGAATTGTTAACGGGTCCATATGCTATTCTCTTGCTTATTGACGCTCTCTTACGTCAGAACGATCCGCTTTATTATCCAACTTATCAAAAATCTTGCTCAGAATCTCTTTTAGCTCTTTGATGTCGGTACGGTAATCATCTTTTGCGACAAACGTGCGATGCGCCTCATCAACCCTGTCCTCAAGCCGCTGGATTTTGCGTGTCATTTCATTCAGCACCCAAAGTGCCAAGCCACCGCCGCAGGAGATGGCAATGTTGAATATGACTTGCGTATCCATGTTAGTCCTCGTCTGGCTCAGGCGGCTTTGGAGCCAGTTGGGTCTCGGCATCAATCTTAATGCGGTGGATCAGATCAGCCACATCAACATATGGGCGTTGGCCTAATGAGGCGAGGATCAGGTTCACTTGTTCAACGGTAAGGGAGAGGTTGATCATGGCTTACTCGTATTGAATGTTAATTGTGCCAGCGTCAAAGGTATCCGTGCCGTTGGTTGTTGTCACAGACAAAACACTAAGCGCACCTGCAAGTGGTTTTGAGCCACCAATAAAAGATGCGATGTTTGTGTTGCTCTGGCCCTGAGTTCCAGACATGGACCAAGTGTTCGTCGCAGCATCTAACAAAGAAAACACAAATGACCCGTTACGAGCAGCGGCGGCTGTGCCACCGTCATTTATATCAAACCCAGCCGTAAACTGAACGGTGGCAAGAGTTGTGGCAGCGAAGCCAGTGCTTGATCCAAGATAGCCGCTTGTTTCAACGCCAGCAACGGGGCCAATGCGGAATCGCAAATTGGAAGTTCCACTAGTTGAAACACCAGAAATATTAACGGTGACGCGCTTCACCCAAGAGGGAATACCTGTGAATGTAATGCTTGTTCCGCTGGTTGATGCCTGTGCGGTTCCATTGACGATTGGATATAACGCGCCAGTTGCGCCTGTAACAAGGCCAGAAGCCGTGACCGTTCCAGCCGTAATGTTGCCCAATGAACCCGTAAACGTGCTGGTTCCTGCCACAGTCATGTTGTTACCAACAGCCACATTGCCGCTGGTATCAAGCGTCAGATTGACTGTCGCCGATGATGGATTCTGAATAGTGTCAACCTTGAGGCCCATGATAGAATCCTTATTCCCACTGAATGTTGATGGAACCAGCGTCAAATGTATCTGATGGCGAACCTGTTGCACTAGCAATTACGCGCACACTATCTAAAACACCCGCTAACGATATAACCCCAGAGGTCATCGCCGAAAGTGCAGTAGTAGTTGCGTTACCAAGAACACCGCTAGCCACCCAAATATTGCCAGAAACATTTTGCAGCGTAACAACGCCAGACCAAGCGTATGTAGCAACATTGTGGTAAATAGGGAAACCAACGGTTGAAGAGGATGTTGCCCCAGATGAACTTGCGATACCAGTAGTTTGCGCGGAATAGCCTGTAATTACATAAGTGCCACCTACGCCTAATTGAACAATAAGATTGTTGGTGCTACCTGTAGACACGCCGTTAAACGCCATTGTAACGCGCTTTGCCCAAGAAGGAATAACGCTTGTAAAGTTAACGCTTGTTCCACTGGTCGATGCCTGTGCGGTCCCCTGCACTAGCATCAAGTTGCCAGCCGTGCCTGTGACAATACCGCCAGAGGAGATCGACACCTGACTGGTGGTGTTGGTGGCAAGGTTTAGCGTATTAGCGGCTGACAGATACATACCATTGGCTGGCACGGTTGAACCAGTCGGGATGAACGATGCAGCAGTGGACGAACTTGTCTGAGAAACCGCGCCAGTAAGCGTGGACGTTCCAGTAACACTAAGGTTACCTGTGTCCGTTACGCCGGGGGCTGTGATGCCAGTGGTTCCGTCTAGCGTGATTGCCATGTCGCCCTCTTATTCATACTGAATGTTGATAGAACCAGCATCAAACGTGTCTGTGCCGTTAACAGTAGTAACCACAACGCGGTCCAACGTGCCAGAAAGTGCAATGACGCCGCCAGAAGTAGAAGTTGTTGCAGCATCAGACCGACCAACTGCGCCAGCTTCGACCCAAGTATTTCCTGTAAGCAAAGTTAGAACAATCTGCCCATATCGAACAGCAGTAGCATTTGCGGCTAAATCTGTAAGAAAACCTGTTGAAAAGTTAACCCCTGTCGGAGTTCCTGCGTCTTGCACTTGGGTCGTTGCTCCCAGATACCCAGTTGCTGTAACCGAACCAGCACCTAACTGGACAATAACTCTTGAAGTCCCGCTTGTGGACACCCCGTTCAACATCACAACAATACGTTTAACCCAAGATGGGATGGACGAAAACGTAATGCTTGTGCCGCTGGTTGATGTTTGAACAGTCGCAGAAGTAATGACACTTGCCCCCATAACGGGCGTCCCGTTGATTGTCGGGCTGGTAATCGTAGGAGTGGTCAGGGTTGGGCTTGTCAGCGTCTTGTTGGTAAGGGTCTGTGTTGTTACCAGATCAACAAGCGTGGAGTTGCCATCAGGAAGGGTAAGTGTGTTGCTTGCCGCTACCGCTGCCGCACTGATCTGGGCATACCCTGAAGTGGAACCGTTTAATTTTACAGGCATCAGACAATGCTCCAAGTTGAACCAGATGGCACGGTGACAACCGCCCCGCTATTAACTGTTACAGGGCCGAATGTCCCAGCGTTCTGGCCTGACGGTATATCATAAGTTGTGGTGACTGTCTGCCCGTTCAAATAGAAAATCTGGTCAGTTCCACCACCTGTAGCACCACCGCCAATAGAACCCCACGCCGTGCCATTGTAACCTTCAAAAGCGGTTGTTGTGGTATTAAACCGGAGCATACCCGTTGCCGCAGTTGGCCTGTTTCCCGTAGTGCTTGTCGGGATGACAATCGCACCTGTGGTTGGGAATGATACAATGCCAGTCGTTGCCACACTCATGGCGGTTGTTGCGCCGTTGTTGCCCACCTTCAAGACAATGCTGTCAGACGAACCAACGCCCGTTGTCGATTGCAAGGTCAGGGTGGAACTAACCGCAGAACCGCCATTGATCTGGCTGATGAATGGCGTGGTCAGGGTCGGGCTGTTACTCAGGACAACATTGGTCGAACCTGTGCTGGTTGTTACGCCCGTGCCGCCGCGCAGGACAGGCAGCGTCCCAGTTGTCACTGCCGCAGCGTCAATGGCGATACTGGTGCTAGAAGCCGCTGTAAGCTGCCCTTGTGCGTTTACAGTGAACGTGCCAACAGACGACGCCGAGCCATAGCTATTGGCGGTAACAGCCGTGTTGGTGATGTTGAATGTGGTTCCAAGAAGCGTCAGGCCCGTGCCAGCCGAATAGGCGGTCTGTGCGCCAAACTGAGTAAAGACAATGCTGGTTGTTCCAACGATGATCGGAAGTGGTGTTTGCTGAACCCAAGATGTGTTGGCAAGCGTATTGCCCGACAGCACATAGAAGAAGTCGCCAGCATCAATTTCATTGGTTCCCGTGCCGCTGGTGTCATAATCGGTAGCGCGTGTCAGAACCCATGCTACAGACCCACTGCCAACTGTTGTCAGCGTGTAAACCCCATTTTGGGCGGCGTCAGCTTGGTTCTTAATCAGCAAACGGTTGCCGATATTGCCACTTGTCATTGTCACGCTGTCGATAGCAAACGCAGCATTTGCACCAGCGTTTGTCAGCGTGGCCCCAACGCCATTGTTGGCTGGGCCATTGTAATAGGTGGCAGTGTAAACATTGCTGGTGGTTGATGCGTAATTACAAGCCGCATGAAAGTTCAAACCCTGAGCAACCGAATCAACGTAATCTTTGTTCACAATGTCTATGGAACTAGATGGCGCAGTGCTAATAGTTCCCGTGGTCAACGCAACGGCATTGATTGGCACGGAAGCGGCAGCGGTCAACTGGCCTTGACTGTTCACAGTGAATGTCGAAACCGAAGAAGACGAGCCATAAGAACCGCTGGAAACAGCCGTGTTGGTCAGTCCGACAGAAATACCGCCAGCACTGTTGGCAACCGTAACACCCGCCCCAGCCGAGATTGTATTCAGCGAATAGCCTGTGCCATTGCCGATCAGCAACTGACCATCAAGCGGTGTCGAAGCATTTGCAGTGCCACCACGGGCAATCGGCAAAATGCCAGTTGTTACCGCGCCAGCATCAATGGCAATCGCCACATTGGTTGCATTGGTTAACTGGCCCTGAGCGTTAACCTGATATGTCGGAACCTGACTTGCGGAGCCATATGTGCCAGCCGTCACCGCCGTATTGGCAATGCTGATTGTCCCAGATGACGTAATTGGACCACCTGTTAGACCAGTTCCTGTCGCAACAGATGTAACAGTCCCCGTGCCAGCTATTGCAATCCATGACGGATTAGCCGCTGTGCCATTGGTGCTGAGAACTTTGCCTACTGTATCCGGCGCAAGAGCTACCCAGCTTGAGGCGTTTCTGTAAAGAAGAGACCCTTGAGTGCTGCTGATTGCGCTGTCGATATAGGACGACAAGGTGTTTGCGGTAGGGTTTGCCGTTGAACCTGACACGTTCCCCAACAGCGTATTATTGGCAATACTGCCAATACCAAGGACTCCAAGAGCTTGTGTCGCCGTCAAATCCTGTGCAACAGCATCCGCGCCAGTGGCATTGCCCTTCAGCGTGTAAGCAGGCATCAATGCAAGATAGGCATTGGTGACGCCCTGAGATGCCAAGGCGATTGTGCCGGATGTTGTTATTGGCCCGCCAGTGATAGGAGCCGTTGTATCAATCTGTGTAACCGTGCCAGTATTTGTGTTTAAATCAGCAATTTGCTGCGCCGTCACGCGCACGGAAGAGTTTGATTGAACAGCAGGGATTTCTTCCGAACCAGTTATGGAAACAGCTTGGGGTAGGTTTGTTATTGGAATGTTAGACATTGACCTTCACCCATGACTGTGTGGCTTCGTCCCAAGTATACATGTTTCCGTCAGAAGGGTAAGGGGTGGGAGGAACCCACTGGCATGTATTTGTGTTTAGCAACCAGCTTGGATACGGCTTTGGGGCGATAAACGCATCAAGCACGGCATCATATGTATATCCAATACCCGCCAGATTTTTACGGAAACTTGCATTGTAGGATGTCTGTTTCCAGTTTGTGTAACCACCAGACCATTCAGTTAAAAATGCAACCCCAACAGGCTCGCTTTCTGGAAACGGCAAATCATCCACCACAGCATTTGCCACGGCATTAACATCAATCACAACATTTTGATCGTTAAGTTTTGCAAAGTTTGCCATTACATCACCAAGTTATAGAACCGTTGCCAGTGAATTTGTAGATGTAATCCCCTGTGCTGCCCGCGCCAGACCGAAGCACTGTCGGAGAACCAGTCGTTGAAGCAGCGGCCCCTGCGGACCTGATAATAACAACACCCGTTCCACCCGCACCGCTGGTTCCAGCAACAGATTCACCAGCAATACCGCCGCCGCCACCGCCAAGATACTGAACGCCGGGACGACCAGATTTATCGTAAGGAGCAGTATTATACGCCGCCGCTGCCGCGCCGCCGCCACCCATACCACCGCCAATAGTTGTGGTAGGCCATGTGCCGTTAACAAAAGCACCACCCGCACCGCCGCCGCCAAAATACGCAACGCCAGTCAATGTAGTAGATGCCAACGTCTGAGGCCAAGACACCAAATACGTTCCTGCACCGCCAGTTCCAGTGCCAAGAGCAATGATGGACTGGAGAGTAGATGTGTAAGAAGTTCCCGTTGCTGGGTTATAGAATGATGGAACCGTAAACACCATACCAACAGTTATTGTTCCAGTGGATACAGACGAAACCGTCAATGTGTTATTGGCAATAGCCCCCACAAAAGTTGCTGTGGAATTAACACCAAGGATTGTGTTCGCAGTTCCATTACCGCCGACACCCATTCCCTGAGTTGAATCAGGTGGAATTGATGCGGCACGGCCCACTTGGGCTGAACCGCCACCGCCGCCACCAGAATACGGAGATGCTGCATATCCAATGCCGCCAGCATAACCCTGTCCAGAAACACCCGTGCCAGCCGTTGCTGTGCCGGGGTAGATACCCGCTCCGCCGCCGGAGCCGCCGTTTTTACCATTGCTAGTTGTGCCTGACGCTGCGTACCCGCCGCCGCCGCCACCACCTGTTGCTGTTAGGCTAAACACCGACGAGTCGTTACCGTTAGTCCCCGGCGACCACTGGTTCCCAGCCCCGCCCGTGCCGACAACAACCGGATAAGCAACCCCCGTGGAATAAACAAAGTTGCCCGCAAGGTAACCACCAGCCCCGCCGCCGCCCGTGCCACCACCACCACCAGCCGCTTGGATAAGGTATGTAGCAGCAGCAGCGTTTGTTGTGATGCTATTAGATGCAGACGAAGATGCGCTGTTACCAATAGCGTTTGTCGCATACACGGTAAACGTATAACTGGTGCTAAACCCAAGGCCAGATACTGAGATCGGCGATGTTGCGCCAGTCCCTGTAAATCCTCCGGGGCTTGATACAGCGGTGTATACTGTAATTGTTGATCCATTGTTGCTAGTAGATGGCGTAAAGGCAACGGACGCTCCGTTGTCACCAACAAGGGTTGCCGCCCCGATAACAGGCGCAACAGGAACTGCTGGCGTTTTAACAAACGGCCCGGTGCTTGGTATACTGGTTCCAACGGCATTGGTCGCCGTCAAAGTTATTGAATAAACTGCGTTGTTCGGGATATTTGTGGCAGTAAGCGGTGAACTTGTGCCTGATACAGTCCTTACAAGCGAACTTCCTAAATACACTTTTGCGGTAACAGACGTAATCGGACTACCGCCATTGTAGCCAAGCGTATATGGGATTTGGATAGATGACGTGGATGATGTGATTGACGTTACGGAAACGGTTGCTGACAACTCCGAAGAGGCCACCGTTTGCCCAATAGATACGGTGTATGTGCCAACACCACCCGTTCCAGTGCCTAAAGCCGTAATAGTGGTATATTGCGCTACATCAGTGTCAGTGATGACTTGTCCGACAGCAATGGTCCCGACCGACACGGCAGTGACAGTCATGGTTGACCCGCTTATGGACGCGGTAAATGTGGCAGAAACAGCAAAATTTGGTGGGTTTGGTTTTGCCACAGCAGGGGTTCCGGGCCACTGACGCGCACCAAGAGACTGTTGCTGTTCATCCATAGACCAGATGCCCGCCGCAACAGTAGACGTTGGGTTGTTCAATGGCCCAATAATGCCGCCGTTGCCTTTACGCATTAGGAAATAACCTCTCCAGAAGCGACAGCCTGAAGTTTGCTTGCTGTATCTGCCGTCAGACGAAGTGCATCACCCTCTTGCAGATAAATTGATTTGGACAGCACATCCAAGCCAGCACCAGCAGGAATAGAAATCTGATACAGGATGTTATATGCTGTTGATGACCGATAAAGGTCCACAGTGATCTTGTATGATGCCGATGTGTCAATGTTCCCGACATACAGCGCGTCCAACTTAATTACCGTGCCAGACGCCGCAGCGTTCGTAACAATGGCAGTAGCGGACACGCCAACCGCTTGCACATAGGTTGTGCCGTAGATTGCTGTGACATTGACAATGTTTGGATTCGCCATTTTTTAACTCCTAGCCGCCACCGAAGACAATCGCCATTGCGATGCTTTTTCCTGTTGAAACACCGCCAAGATTGCTTAGTGCGGTTGCTGCTGTTGTTGCGTTTGTGCCGCCATTGGCAATGGGAAGCGTCCCCGTCACCCCTGTTGTTAAAGGAAGCCCTGTAGCATTGGTTAACGTGCCAGAAGTGGGGGTTCCGAGGATTGGCGTAACAAGTGTTGGGCTTGTCGCAAGAACAACGCTCCCAGTCCCAGTTGTCGCCAACTCACCGACAACGCCAGAATTGTCATACAAGATACGGCCTGTTGTGCCGCCTGTGATTGTGGTGGTCCCGACCGTCAAACCACTGGCGGTTGCAGGGCTAGACCAAGAACCATCCCCGCGCAGGAAGGTGGTAACAGATGGAGTCCCCGTTGCGCTGATGCCGCCGACAGGAAGGCCAGTGGCATTGGTCAGGGTGACAGAAGTTGGCGTCCCCAGAACTGGAGTAACAAGCGTTGGACTGGTTGCAAGAACCACATTGCCCGAACCAGTCGTTGCCTTTTCGCCAATCACGCCTGAGTTGTCATACAAGATTTGCCCGCTTGCACCGCCAGTAACCGTGCTGGTTCCGACAACCAAAGCCGCCGATGCCGATTGCCATGTGGGAACGCCGCTTGCCAGTTTCAGCACATAGCCGTCAGTGCCAGCAACCAACTTGGACAGCGTATTGGTGGCAGAAGCATAAATGATGTCGCCCTTGGCATAAGTCGAAAGGCCAGTTCCGCCATTCGTCGCAGCAAGAGTTCCGGTCACACCTGTGGTCAACGGTAAGCCAGTTGCATTGGTCAATGTGACTGATGTGGGCGTTCCCAAGATCGGCGTAACCAGCGTTGGGCTGGTTGAAAGGACATTGTTGCCTGAGCCAGTGCTTGTAGTCACACCCGTGCCGCCATTGGCGACAGCAAGTGTCCCAGCCAGCGTAATCGTTCCAGACGTTGTAATAGGCCCGCCACTGGTTGTCAGGCCCGTTGTGCCGCCGCTCACTGCAACGCTTGTCACCGTGCCAGTGGAGCCACCAGAAACGGCAATACTGATACCGCCAGAAGTGTTGGTGACTGTGATGCCTGACCCAGCAGTAATCGTCGAAAGCGTGTAACCCGTGCCATTGCCGATCAACAGTTGCCCGTTGGTTGGCGCAGATGTCAGGCCCGTGCCACCGTATGATATGCCAATAGGAGAGCCAGCCCATGTGCCGCCTGTCACTGAGACGTTTGTCAGCGGGTTTGAACCAGAGTTAATGCCATTAATAGCTGCGGCCAGCACATCATAGTTAGCGTCAAGGTCGCTTGCAGGAACAAGACCGTTCATTGTCCCAATAGTGTATGGCAACGTAACTGGAAGCGACATCAGAACTCTCCTGCAACGTCATCAACATACATGATCATGGCGTAAAACTCCAGAGGAGAACATCGCCAGCATTATTGGTGAAGAAGATGGGCTGGTTGCTGTTATTTACAAAGAAATATGGCGTTGGCGCGTTCTGCGATTTGATAATGTCCACAATCGGGATTTTGATATAACCGAAAGGCAAGCCAACCGAGCATGTTGCTACCCGTGTGGTATCGGTTACATAAATTCCCGCACTGATAAACGGAACAATCTCATAGGTAAACTCAGTGGGAGATGTGACATTTACACTGAAGAAACCCATAATCTGGTTGTTTGATGTGCCATAAATAGACACTTGGTCATTGGTTGAAAGCCCATGCGCCGCCGTGCAAACAACCGTAATGACATTTGTCCCGGTTGAATAAATCTGTGACACGGATATTTCAATGTCAAAATGCACTGTGCCATTCAATGGCATGACAGCCCCGGGAGCCAGCCCTAATGGCGGCCCGACTGGCTGCATGGTGATGTTGTCGCCGTCTACCGTTGTCAAATTGTCGCCGTTTGGCACAGGGATGCCTGTCATTGCATCGTATGTAGTCGGGGTCTGAGCAACGATATAATTTGTCTCAGCGTTAACAAAGTCCTGAAGACGCGGGTTCATGATCGGCACTGGATCAGCCGGGACGACAATAGCGCGGAGTTGCTGCTGCGGCTCGTCATAGCACGGGTCGCATACAAGCATTTTGATGTTTTGCAAAGAAGTACCGCGCCAATCAAACTGGAACCTCAGGTTCACAGCGTTATAACGAAAACCGCAACGATCACATATTGCATGTGCCTGTGGGTTTGTTGCGCTAGTTTTGGCTCTCCCAGCCTTGGAGGCGTAACCCATTATATCCTCCGCTCTTTCTTTTGTTGCTCTCGCAACTTAGCCGCTTCGGACATTCTTAACCGAGTCTGCTCTGTGAATGGCGCGCGGGCTTTACCTGTCACAGCAAGTTTTTGCGCCGCTCTTACTTGCGGAGAAATGCCACGTTCTTTTGCAAATTTACTTAACTTTTGTTTATGCTCTTCAGATAATTTACGATTTTTACCAGCAGCAGAAAGTTTTTCCCGTGTTTCGTTTGATATAATCCGGTTTCTGTTTCTTTGATAAACTTTTTCCATCTCTTCAGGGCGTTGGAACCGAGCTTTTTGAGAGGCAGATATTTTGGCGCGGGTTTCTGGCGTGGGGTTTGCCATTCCGTCTCCCCCAGCCGTTAAATTTGTTAAATTTTCCATGCCATAAAAAGCAATCCGGTCAATTTCTAATGATATTGCCGTCTCATTTGAAATATGTTCAACAACAATTTTTACATTAACGGCAAGGCCCATAGCCGTTAGTTTTGAAACAACCGCCTGATGATGGCGGTTTCTCATATGCTTCATATCCCAAGCGCGTTTATTTTTGCCTTTACCTACATAAAAGCAGACATTTTTATCAGGCCGCCAGTGTTCATATACATAGAACACGTTCATCTAAAATACCCGCTTATCATAGGGCTAATATAAGTATTTGCCGTTTCTACGTTCTGATCAGCAGCAATCTGGTAAGACTCATCAGCCATGGCTTTCAGCGTAACAGCCTTGTCTGGAGACCAAATAACAGCCAAACGAGCAGCCAGCCCATAAGCAAACGCTTCCATCCACAAATACGGAATCTCAGCAGTTTGCCCGTTGCTAAACTCAGCGTCCTGTATCTGCCGAACGCGGTAATACTTAAGATACTGTGCGCTCTGGCCGTCAGGAACAGGCCATAATGTCACAGATGGGCCAGCCGAACCTGTCGATCTGTCACTACTAATCAGCCTGTCATACCAGAACACAGTGGTGAAGCCCTGCTGAGCCTTGTTCGGATAGGAGGCATACTCCGTGCGGGAGATCGGCATAATGATCCGGTCAATCTCTTGGCCCGTATTGGTTATAGCCATATAGGCGTCCAAGATCATGACAGTGTTCTGATCTACAGAGTATACCGATTGGCCCTGCACCAGAGGAACCGTTACCAAATCCACAGCCCAAAGGTTTACACCCATGTTGGACCAACGCGCCAACATCATGTTTGTCGCCATACGGGACGATTCCATGTGTTCTTGGAGAAGCGCAGTGTTACGCACCCCGCACAAATTAAACGCATAAAGCGTTAATTCACCAAGGCTGGGATTAAAAGTATAGGTTCCAGAGGTGGCCATTTGAACCCCTTAGTATGGCGCGTTGCCAAACTGAGCAATCGTCATCTTGGTGGAGCCGTTGCCGGAAACCTGTTTGATGCGAACAAAGGTTGGTGTCACAACAAACGCGCCAACAGCATCCGCAGTTTTTGCTACCAGATTGGTATCAACAGCGTTTGCCCATACCATGCTGGCCTCTGCCACGGGATTAACCGTGTCATTGGGGTCATCCATAGACGTTTCAACAGTGAAGTTTACCGTGCCAGTGACATCAACCTGAACAACGGACTGTGCATTGGCAAAGCTATCCATGCGGACAGGGCGGCTATAAGTTGTGCCAGCGGTGGCATCCGTAGTGCGAACAACGATAGGTTGCATGTTAAGACCCTTTTTTTCCAGCGCGGACGTTATCTACCAAGTTAGGATATGGCCGGCCCGCTGCCCGTGCCATAGCTTTAGCTTTCGCCTTCTGCTTATGGTCCAGATGCTTAGATGTAGCATCTTTTGGCGCGTCAGTCTCCCAAAAAGGTTTTTTTGACATCTTAGCAGCCCCATTTCCGTAAAGATTTGTTAATGCGACTATCAGGGTCAGCAGCAGTTGCCGAGCCTGTCAATTTGCGTTTCATACCCGTCATCCGCTCACAGAATGACTTATGACGCGGATTGTCGGCATCTTTCGTAGGAGCTTTAAGGTTATGGCCCTCTGCACGGGCAGAAGCGCGGCCCTTATCGTTAAGACCCCCACTGGGAGATTTACCTTCTTTACGAGTCCACGCGCCAGACATAAGCCCCTCCTTAGACAAACGGGGGCGCAAAGGCCCCCGCTGTAATTATCTTGAAGCAATACGGGGATTAGTCAATGGAGCCAGAAACATTGCGGCCCTTTGCAGGGATGCTTTTCTGAGCTGCCATCCAATCACCGCCAGCCAGACGACCGCCCGACTTGCGAGGAGTGCGGCACATGCCACCCTTTGCCTTAGCACCACCGACCTTGCCGCCATGCTTCCGCTTTTCAGCTTCTTCATTGACGTTGCTCTGGTAGGTATAGCGCATGTTCTTTTTAGCAGCGTCCTGAGCGGCTTCGTTGACACCGCCGGATGCACGTTTGGAACGACCCTTCATGTTAGCCTCCTAATAGCTAATTAAGCGTTTTCGGCCTGAATGTAGCGAACAATAATGTCGCCCACTCCAGCACCAGTGTTTGTAGAAAGAACATAAATGATCACGTCAGACGCGCCAACATTTGACCAATTACCTGTGCGAGTAGCATCGGTTCCGGGGCCAGCCGAAACTTGCCCTTGAATCATAGCCACACTAGCAACAAGCTCATTCGCTGTCGCACTGGTTCCAACGCTGAGAGTGTTGGTCGAAGCCCAAGCAGTCGTATTCAGAAACTGGATGTTCAGAATGTGACTATAGGCTGGAATGCAAATGCCTGTCTTATAAGCGGTTGCCGAGCCAGCCTGAGTGATCGAAGCGGTCTGTGCCATCGCAACAAACCCAACATTCTTAACAGTTCCCGGCGTAGTGCCAGTTGTGTCAAGAACATCGCCAGCCTTGATTGGGCCAGTAAATGTAGATGTTCCCATGAGAACCTCCTGCACGAGTCAGCATACAGTTTGTGCAGCATCCGCTAGGCCGGTCTGTATGCTTAAGGAGCCTAGATAAAAGGCGGGGCTTTTACACCCCGCCCTACTGTTACGAAGTCGGGAACGAACCCCAGATCGACCGCCAATTATAATATCCGAACGAGTAGCGTTCGTATCCCTTAACCAGCAAGTTGTCCGTCACAAAGTCGACTTGCATGTCTGTTTCGAACTTAATGCGTTCCATATAGGAGAGACCATCAATGTTCGTAAGCAGGAACCAAGGGTAAGCCGAGGTCAAGAAGTCGTTGACCATATAACCTTCAGGGAGGCCCCCGGCGGTCATCATAATGGCATTGACATCGTTGTCCGAAGTTCCGGGACGCAGTTCGGTTTTCGTCAAGCGGATTGCCACCGGCTCGTTTGCAGGAGCAATGATCAGCTTGCGACCACGGGCGAACACTTTCAGGCCAGCCTGATCCTTGAAGCTGGTCCGAATGGCGATCATTGCATTCAGCAAGGTCGATTCATTCAGATCAACGTCCACAGTAGCGCGGTTAGAAACCGTGCCACCATCAATCGGATGGTCGGTAGCGCAGAGAGCTTTACCGTCACCGCCGACTGAGGCGTTATAGGTGGTTGCAGTGTTCAGCACGTTTGCGCCGTAGATTTCCTTGGTCTGCTGGAAAGATTCAATCAGGCCGAGGTTCGACGGTGCGAACTGAGTCTTATACAGGTTGTCGTCAATCGCCTTACGGGTAATTGCATACCCCAAGCCGATTTCAGTGTGTTCCTGATTGTAGACGTAACGTTCACCAGCATTGTTGTCGAAAGCAGTCTGACCGCCTTCAGTTTTCAACTGTGCATAGCCGAGGTAACGCATTTCAGCGGTGCGTTCCAAAGCCATTTTGGAATCATGCTTGGTGAAGATTTTGTCGTACTGAGATGGGATCATCTCGTACTTGCCTTCTACCCCACGGAGGCCCGGGAGCAGAAGGTCTTTAATGGCACTTAAATTGACAGCCATGACACTTTACTCCTTAGATGCCAACAAGCGTTTTAGTAGTAACGCTGTTGAAGGCCACAATCGCAAGGTTATACGCGCCAGCTTCCGTGCCATTCACGCCGGGAGGCTGAGTGACAAGGGAGACAACACGGAAAGGCAATGTGGTGGTTGATGGGCTAATGGTCGAAACGTCAATGTAAGCACCAGAAATGCCAGAAGCAGTATTCGGAGTGCCAATGGCAAAACCAATGTTTGCACCAACACCAGCCTGAGTAAGGCCAGTTGCGTCAGTCTGAGCAATGAACTTTGCATTGGGGTCATTGACATAGTAGCTGGTCACAACATTGCCAGAGGCAACGTCAGAACCGGGCCAATAGTTGGACCATACTGTGCGCTTCTGAGATACCGACAGATACTGGCAACCAGAGTAAACGCCAGCAATCGTTGCCGAGCCAGTGCCGACAATGATCAAGCCGTCAGTATTAAGCTGTACGGGATCGCCGTAATAAATTGCAGAAGCATTATAAGCCGTCTGACCAGCAACTTGTTCATAGGTCGGGGACGACCCAGTGCCGCTGTACTGACGGAAACCGAAAGGCGTATTTGTGTTCGCCATGACGGGTTCTCCTTTTAACGGGAAAGCTCATCATCTCGCACCGGGGAGACTTAGAACCGGGAATAGGCGAACCTTCCGCGCCGGGGGAAGGCATGTCCAATAAGGATCATGACAAAATAATACTATGCCATGCCATAAATGTAAAGGGCCGCTGTTACACGGCCCTTTTGTCACTTATTCGTTTGGAACCTGTAGTGGTTCATAACTATTTCTGATCTTGGTCTCTTTGGAACTGCGTTCAAATTGACCTTCAGGAGCTTGTGAAAGCTGTTGTTGCTTACCAAGAACCTGACCTCTGGCACGGCGGAGTTCAATGTTGCGCTTTTCTTCAATGATTGAAGTTGGCATTTGCATTAGCACCATGCCCTTACGTTCAATGATTGGGTTCTTGCCATCATGCGGCATTGTCTCGGGATGACGCTCAGTTGGCACAGGTTCCCACCCATCACGGGCCAATTTAACCTGATAGGCTGGGTCTTCCTGCCCAAGATTTACCCTGCGCTTCCACTGATAGGTCCAACCATCTGGCGCGGGAGGAGCGCGGAACTCATCAGTTCCTTCATCAAGATCACCCAAATGGCCACGGATTTCCGCAGCACGGCGGGCAGCAGCAGCCCTTGGATCATCTTCACGCATAGATGGGCGCATAGATGGACGATCTGACACTGGAGCAGCAGCAACTTCTACTGGTGCATTTTCTGCGTGGAGAGCCTTTTCAAGCAAAGATGGCTCTTTACGAGCAGGGCGACCACGGCGGGCTTTTACAGTTTCCATAACTTATATCCTTAGTGTGAGGTGTTGCGGGTCTTTTCCGCCTGAAGGTTTTCCCAATATTCTTTGGGGCTAATGCCAGAAATCCGGGCAGCTTCTGCCTGATCCGGTGTCAAACGAATAACACGCGGGTTGCCAGTTGGGCCACCGGAAGAGCGTGACACAGGTGCAGCAGCCGGAGCAGATTGGCGGCGGTTTGTGGAATTAGACGCGCCAGACATTACGTCATCGTCATCGTCATACCGTGAGTTGCGAGATGCTTCTTTGGTTTTACCAATGCCCAGCCGGTTTTCAATAAACCGGAAATAGTCATCAGATTCCGGGATAATCTGGTTATCCAAAGCGTCCCCGTGTGCGCGTTCCATGATTCGCAGCATACGAGAATCCTGCAAATGCTCACGGTTGCTATCCAGCCACCTTGCTGAACGGGGCGTAACTTGCTGCATCAGGGTGTCAACAATGTCACGGGCAGGAGCGGGAGCCTCCCTGCGCGGGGTATTTTTCATCTCATTCAAGCCATCTTCAAGACGAGTAATCTTGTTGATGTTTGATTGAAATGACTCCTGAAGCTCCACGGCACGGTCAAAGTCACCAACAGCCATGACTTCTTTCATGGTGTGTTTAAGCATTTCCTGTTCACGCCGCAGGGTCTCCAACGCGCCAGAAACAAGGTGAATTTGGTTTTCTTCCGACTCTGCCGAAGCCTTATACGCAACACTTTCGGCTTCTTGACGAGCTTTTTTCTCCTCATTGTATTTTTGCTTAGTGTCTTTTAGCTTGGCTTTAAGCTCTTCAATAGAATCTTCAAGCGGGTCATTTTTATTGCCAGCTTCAAGAATAACTACCTCGTCAGCAACGTCAGGCTCATCAATTAAGATGTTCTGAGGTTCATTTTGATCTTCAACAGGAAGGTCTAGGGATTCCTGTCCTGTATTATTTTTTCTAGCCATTATAATCTCCTATTACCATACACGGTCTGGATGATCGACACGCCCACGGACGTTCATATCATCAATCATTCGGCATAAAACGCCATTTACAGTGATGCTCCAACCATCAGACGAGCGCATAATGATCCATTCCTTGACATCAATATCAATGCCTTGAAACCATTCTCCGCTTGTGTCTTGGAAAGCCGAAGGACCCTTTTTAAGCACCAACCCTACTTTGGATTGGAATTTATCTTCGTCACGGGTTTGACCCGGGAGAAGAAGTCCTGATTTAGTTTTCTCTGGGCGGATGTATACAGCCACCAAAAGCTGGTTATTGAATACTTCTACATTAGAAATGTCACCAATTTCATCCAAGATAGCCTTGGCTGGGTCGGTTTCATGTTGCATGATCATAAACGGCATTTTTACCCCCTTTTAAAGTGTGCCATTGACGATATTTTCGGCTTCTTCGCAGTGACTTAACGCTGCTCGCAAGCCTTCAATTCTCCCTACAATTTGCTTGTAGGAAGAAAAATCAAACCCTTCTTTGTGATGGATTCTCGTAAGATTCTCTTTTAGCATTTCAATTTCTACGTTTATCAGCTTAGTCAGTTCTTTTTGGAACAGTGTATTATAAGTTTGCATATTGCCCCCCGGCATAGTTATCCCCCCTAATTTAGTGGGGACGGAAACTTAGGGGGGCTAGGTTTCCGTCCCGATACGCGGCTCTGAGGATGAGGAACAGAGCCGCATATTAGTTAAGCAAGCTGAATGCCCGTTTTCTTACGAGCCATTTCAGTCTTTTCCAACCGACCGAAACCAGAACCCGCGCCAGCGTCCATATCTTCGTAGTTGCGGTAGTTGCGGTGACCCACTTTGCCGCCCTTGTTGTGCATGGTGCGTTTGGCAATGTCGGTCTTCTGCAAACGGCCTTCACCAGAACCAGCACCAGCTTCCATGTCTTTGTAGGAACGGGCGATTTTAGTGATGCGACCGCCAGCTTTGCGTGGCATTGGTGGCATACCGCCAGCCATTGGAGGACCGCCAGCACCGCCCTGTGGTGGCATTGGTGGCATCTGCATCGGCATTCCGGCAGGAGGAGGCCCACCAGCAGCAGGAGGAGGAACTGGGACTGGACGAGGCGGAGGAGGCGTTGGGCCACCCGGCATCATGTCACCGGCACCAGCAGGCTTGCCAGCGGCAATGACAATGTTGATGTCAGTCTTGCCTTTGCCAGCTTTGCCGCCACGGGCATGAGCGGTGCGACCGCCCGTTGCGCCGGGGACTTTACCGGGATAGCCGGGGCCAGAGAACACACCGCCGCCAGTTGCACGTTTGGTGCGGCCACCTTTCTTGTATCCACCCGTCTCCTGCTCCGCTGATTTGCTGCGGTCAAGAGCGTTAGAAAGACTTGCGCCTTTTTCCATAGCCCGGCCAGAAACAATGTCACCAATGTTTTTGATTGGGTTGTATGATGGCTTGGCATCGTCATAAGCCGAACGAAGATCGCTCTTGGCTTTTGCCATTTGTGTGCTTTCAGAGCGCATACCGCCGCCGTCAGCGCGTTTAGCCCGACCGCCTTTTTTTAGGCCAGCACCGGGATACAGCAGCTTAGGGAACTCATGTGGCTCCGTGTGCGTGGCATAACCCATGTTTTCAGAAATGTCAGAAAGGCGGTTCTTGCCAGCATCCCGAAGTTTGCTTTCAGCCATAGACCGCGCCAGCAGATTACGCGCCAAACCACGTTCAATGTCATCAGCACTGCCTTTTTTAGGCATCCCAGCACCGCCGCCTTCTTTGCCCATACGGGCAGATGGCTTAACCATCTTGCGGATCAAGGCTTTGTCTTCTTTGACATCATCATGTGCTGCGCCGCCTTTTTTAAGACCGGCCGCTTTCATAGGGCTAAGATCACCTTTTTGAATCTTGCCAAATGACATGGTGGAAGATGGGACGCCAGCCTGTTGGACAGAGCGGTCCAGCATCTTTTTTGCCCCTGACAGAGGGCCGCCAATCTCTTTTTTAGTGCGCCCGCCGTTTTTCTTTTCGTCTTTGTCACGCATGGCATTCATTGCCATTGGGATCAAGCCGCCCATAGGGCCACCAAGCATACCGCCGATGTCTTTCTTGGTGCGGCCACCGCGCTTGCGCTGTGCTTCCTGATTGCTGCGGGTATCAGTGGCAGCAGCAGCCATATCAGCCAACTTTTTGCGGTCCATTTCTGAAGGGCGGTTTTCCCGAAGAGCTTGGTAATGCTCTTTGCTCTCTTCATTGGTGAATGGGCTTGATTTGCTTTTTGGCCCCAGCCCAACGCTTTCCTTCAAACGGTCAATGCTGTCCGAAAACCAGCCGCCACCGTTTTTATGGGCGCGGCCACCTTTTTTCATGCCGCCAACATGCTTAAGGCCAGAACGCTCTTCGTTGGCCTCTTTGACGTTACGGTTGATCATGCTGTCTGCGGTCATGGCTTTACCGCCACTGGCGCGGGCTTTCTTGCCCATATTTGCCTTGGCTTTGACACCCATAACTTTGCCGCCGGTTTTGAAAGCGCGGCGTGACACAGGGCGCAGACCAGTCTTTACCTCAGTGTTAAGCGGCTCTGCCGGAGTCCAAGTAGACGAATCTACCTTTGTTTTAGGATCGCCGCCGGAAGAAGTAAGGTTTTTGGCCTTTGCTTTCATTGCAGCGCGGGCTGCTTTTGCCATGTCAGACATCAGTCTCTCCTTGGAGTTGCCCCGCGTCCGGGGGCCACCGTTAACTTGGGTGGCTCAAGTCTTTTTTGATACTACACCAAGTGCCTTATTAATCAAAGCGGTTGATGGCATTGATTTTTTGATGGCAATAGGTTTTTGGCGTTTGACATTTCGCCCTGTCAAATCAATAGGGCCGCCAGCAGCACGGAAGCGACGAGCAGTAATAGCTCCACCGCGTTTTACACCAGCTTCCGCGCTCGTCCCTCCTTCGTTTTCTCCGCTTTCACTTTCAGACTCTGATTCAGATTCCGATTCCGATTCAGATTCCGATTCCGATTCAGCTTCTGCCTCTGCTTGCGCGGCTTCTGCTGCGTCTGCGGCTGCCGCTGCGGCTGCGGCTGCTTCTGCGTCAGCCGAAGTTCCAGTCACACCAGTTGCACCGGTGGCCCCAGTTGCGCCAGTTGCGCCAGTTGCTCCAGTTGCTCCAGTGCTGCCGGGAC